AAACGCAGCATTCCACGCCCGGTATCGGACTCGGCCAGCTCCACAACAAGCTTTTCGACGATGTCGACGCCTGCCTCCCCGGCGATGCTCTTGCCTTCCTTTGCCCGGCGGAGCACGGTCGCGGCGTCGTTGTCCAGACGGTCGGCAATGGCGTCGATCTCCCGCCACTTTTCCTGGTTGGCGGGATCGTTATAGGCGTCGATCCTGGCTTGCCGCATAACGCTCGGGTCATTCCCAAGCATCCAATCGGTCAGAAATTCGTTTTCGGAATAGGTGTAGGCGTCGGCTTTGGCCATAAGCTGCCCCAGGTTGGAAAAGGCGTTGACGCCCGCTCCGGCGATCCCCTTTGCGGTGCTTTCCAAAATGTCGCGGCCGGTGTCCGCGTCTGTCCCGCTGCGCTCACCGTTTCCGGCGGCAAGATCACCCTCGCGCAGTCTGGCGAGCAGTTCCTGCCGCTGCTGTTCGGCGGCGTTTGCCTGCTCCTCGTTTATTTCCCATCCGGACTGCATATCAAGCTGCTCCAGCGCGGAGATTAGTTCGGCTCTGCCCTCCCACTCGATCGGTTTCCTTGTCGCTTCAAATCTTGCATTTGCCTCGCTGATCGCCCGCACGTTTTCAATTTGCCGCCGCGATTCCTCAAGCTGCTGCTCGACCGGGACGCTTATGCCCGTGATGCCTCTTCCGGCCTGCGCGGACGCCGTGCCGAGCAAATCCAGCGTGTGATTCCAAAAGTCCTTTCTTGCCGCGGCCCGCTGCTGCCTGCGCTGCTCATAGACGGAGACCTCGCCAAGGCTGCCGTGGCTGCCGCCGTGCTTGCTGCCGCTTGAACTGTAATGCATGCTTGACGCGACTGCTGCGTTGGCGGAAGAGCTCTTCTTCGCTGCTGTGTAGACAGGGGTTGACTCGCTTTTGACGGTCTCCGGTTCCTCCGCATGCCGCTTGGCCGGGGCGGCGCTGTATGCCGCCGCGCTTTTCTTTCCGCCGCCGGCCGTCTGTTGCCCTTTGCGCTTTTGCTTTTCCGCTGCCTTCTGTCCTTTAGCAAGCCCGGATGAAAGAGAAGACTTCAGCGTTCCCATCCGTTTGATCCTTCCCTCCTTTATCCGCGCTTACTTCTTCAGGCTGCCCTGCGTTTTCTTGACCCCTTTGGACGAAGAACTTTTGGAAGAAGAACGCTTGGACGAGCTGCTCTTCCCGCTTGCTTTCTCCCTGCGGATGATCACGGTGGGGCTGCCGGGTGCCGTCGCTTGCGCCATCAGCGCCGCGCCCTGCGCGGGGCTCATGCCCGCCTGGGCGTACTCGGCCGCGCTCGGCGAATAGCCCGCGGCGATCAGCCGCACGAGCCGGTCATAGGCGTCCTGCTCGCGGCTGTAATCGAGCTTGTCCTCCGCCATGCGGCGGTTATAATCGTCCACCGCGCGGCGATAGGCCGTCTCGTCGCCGTAGCGCAGCTCCTCGCGCGCGTCGTCCACATCGGAGCGGGCAAGCGCGAGCTCGCGGTTATACTGCCCCAGCGAATCGAGATAGCGCTCATACTCGCTCTTCTCGCGCGATGCTGTGAGCTCATAGCGCCGCGTCAGCTCGTCCCCTTCGGCCTCATAAGCGTTCAGCGCCATGCCGTAGGTCTGGGGCAGCACGTCCGCGAGACGCCGCAGATAGGCGTCATACTGCTGCTGCCCCACGCTCTGGGCATAGGACGAGCCATAGCCGCCCGTCAGCGCGGCGGCGCGCCCCATCGTATCGCGCATGGCCTCCGCGCCCTGCTCGGTGTAGCGCTGGGCGTACTGCTGATACAGCGGGTCGGTCGCGCTGTCATAGCGGAAGGGCGCGCGCCCCGTGATCTGGTCATAAAGACTGCGGATCTGCTCGTCATATTGGCTCTCATAGGTCGGCGCCTCGCCGCGCTTCTGCTCGAGCGCGGCGAGCGCGCTCTCATAGCGCAGCCTTGCCGCCTCGTCCTCGGCGGGCGCGGCAAATTGGGGCAGCGCCGCCCTCTTCGGCACGGCGGAAGAAGACGCCGCGGAAGACCCGGAGCCGCCGGAAGAGCCGGAGCCGCCGGAAGAAGCGCCAGCCCCGCCGCCGGATGAGACCTTTGCTCCGCCGGACGCCGTCCCGTCCTTCGGCGGATGAACCACCGTCGCCGGGAACTTTTCCGGCAGCCGCGGCAGCGTGCGGACGCTGCTCTTTTCGATCGTCGACGGCGGCTTGACCCCGGGCGTGTTCACCACGGCGGACGAGACCTTTTTCGCGCCGCTGCTAACTTTATCTTTGAGTGTATAAGCCATTTAATCCTCCTTTTCGGCCGTCACACAGGCCGGATAATCCCGCGCCAGCAGCTCGAAGCCGACCCAGATCGTGTCGAGCAGCCGGCGGCAGGCCCGGCGCGAGCCCTCGGCCGGCTCACAGGCGATGCGCAGCTCACCGGGCTGACGCACCAGCCGGGGATAAAAGCGATCGGCCTCGTTCTGCAGCGCCTCCGCCGCCGTAAAGGCCAGCGCGGAGGCCGCGGCGCACACCAGGTCCTGCCCCTTCGGCGCGCTCGCGGCGTGGCCGCGCAGCTCAAGCGTCAGCGCGCGGCGGCCGTACCGTGCGCGGATCATCGCGCATCCTCCGGCTGCGCTGCGGCCCTGGCATGCTCGCGCGACAGCCGCGCCCCCGCGCTCTCGGCTGCGGGACGGGAGAGCCGCGGCGTCCTGCCGCTCTCCGTCGGCGCATCCTGCTCTGCCGCAGCGCTCTCCAGCCCTGCGGCCAGACCGGGCTCGTATTTCTTCGCCAGCGTCAGCGCCAGCTCGCGGAAGGCAAGCAGCCTCTCCCGCTCCCCGGCCAGACGCCGGATGCGGCCGACCAGCGCCTCCTTGCCGTCAAAGTCCATCATCTCGAGACACAGCAGCGTCTGCTCGGCCTGACGCGGATCAAAAAAGCCGAGATTGAAAAACTGCAGCGCCAGCTCGTTCTGGCTCATCTGCGTATAGCTCGAGGCCTTGCGCGCCTTGACCTCGACGTCGAATTGCGGCGCGCGCATACCGAGCTCCACCCCGGCGAGCGAGCCCTGGCTGCGCGGGCGGAGCGCGGCATTCGAGTAGCTGATGAATTCCTGCTCGCCGTCCCGGCCGAGGATGCGGAAGCGCCGCGGCAGCGTGTAGAACTGGCGGATCAGCTCGATGACGAGCTCGACGATCTCCCCATAGGCGCGATAGGAGGTCTTGGCGCTGTCGCGGCTGCCCTTGCCGCTGGCCTCCTGCAGCGCGGCGATGGCCGCGGCGGCCGTCACGCCCTGCGCGATGTTGCCGGTCGAGGTCTCCGTGTTGCCGGAGGTTTCGCGCAGCTCGCGGATGCGCTCGCGCTGATATTCGATGTAATTGCCGCTCAGCGGGCGAAAGTCGATGATCTTCAGCGCGTCGTCGCCCAGATTGCCGTCCACGGCGACCAGCGGGCGGCTGAGGTCGAGCAGCTCCTCCTCGTTCACGCCCGCGTCCTGGCGCTTGAAATAGCGCGGCATCGCCCCGACCATCGTGTTGCGGATAAAGGCGCTGTCCATCAGATCGATCGCGGTCTGCGCGTTCTTGCACAGATCGACGAAGCCATAGCCGCAGGGGCTGCCCTCCACGGGGAAGAGCGCGTCGAACACAAAGGGATAGCGCCCGTGCTCATAAAGCGGCGCGCCCTCGTTCTCGCTGGAATACAGCAGTGTGTCGCCCACATACTGGACATAGTGCAGCACCTGCCTGCCGCCCTCCCACTTTTTGTAATAGCAGTCGATCACGGTGCTCTTGCCGTCGGTGGGCACGGCGTCGTCGTACAGAAAGCGCGTCGCCGCAAAGGAGCTTGCCTTCAGCGCGCCGCGCAGCTGCGGCCAGCGCTCCGCGAGCAGGTCGTTGTCCCGCAGCGCGGTGTGGAACAGATAGCGGCTGTCCTGGATGTCCTTTACGCCCGGCTCCCAGAAGAGATTGAGCAGGTCGACCGCGTGAATGGCCACGTCGCCCAGCCCGCCGAGCTTGTCGGCGTCCCAGGTCACCTTGTAAACGCCCGTGCCGGTTTTGAGCTTTTGCCAGATCGCGTCGGAATACACGTCCTCAAAGCGGTTCTGCGCCAGCACGACGGGCAGGATCGAGCTCAGCGCGTTCGCCTCGCCGCTGTCGTCCGGCTCGCGCGGCAGCACGATCGGCTCGGGAAAGGCCTCCATCGCGTCGGCGTGCTTGGAGACGATGACGTTGTGCAGCCATCCGCTCTTCGAGCGGAAGCCGCCATCGCCAAGCGAGCTCTCCTTGCTCTCCTCGGCGCTGTTGCGCAGCTTCCACCAGTTTTCCGCCGCGACGACGCGCCTCTCCAGATTGGCCTTTCCGGTCTTATAGCGCTGCAGGATGCGCGTCAGCTCCTCCAGACGCTCCCTGCCGACGGGGGGCAGGCTTGTGTTCTCGTCCATTCAGTTCCTCCTTTGTTTTAAGCGGATCGAGCGCAAACGGCGGCTCGACCTTCGCGCGCAGCGCCCTTACGGGGCGCGACATGCAGAAATAGCGCGTCTCGTCGGCGACGTGATCCTCCATCGCCGTGTCGAGATCCTCGGCCGCGTGCGCGTCGTAGCACAGCAGCGGGATCGTGCGGATAAAGGCGCGGCAATTTGAAAACACATACAGCCGCGGATACCCGTTTTCGTCAAACGCAAGCCGGTAGTGCACCTGCATCCAGCCCGCGATGCGGTTGTTGTCGCCGGGGGAGAAAACAACGCCGTGCCGCGCGGCCGTCTCGGCGATGCTCTCGCCCCGCGAGGCGTCCCAGATCGCCGGGTCCGCCACGCCGGTGATCGTCTTCCCGGCCAGCCAGGGGTGCTCACGCTCGATCCGGGCGATCTCGGCGAACTGCCGCTCCGGCGGCCACTTCACGCCCTCGTTCGGCGTCTTCGTGCAGCCGTAGAGCTCCAGCACCCGGTAGACGACGCCGTCATAGTCCACCGCCCACCACGCGCAGGAAAAGGGCTTTCCGTACCCGAAGTCATAGCTGCGGCAGATCTTCCAGCCCGCCGCCGCGCCCTTTGAAAGATCGATCGGCTCGATCACGTGCGTCCAGCGCCCCTGCCGCCTCAGCGTCTCCTCACCGAGCTCACAGCCCGCCGCGCGGGCGGCGGCGAGATCGGGCGAGGAGCGGAATTCCTCGAAAAACTGCCCCTCGAAGATGTCCCAGTTGCCGTGGAGCCACGCCTCGCGCAGCTTATCCGGCAGCGCCTCAAGCCGGCGGACATAGTCCGGGTCGCTGCGCAGCAGGGCGGCGTTGTCCGTCACGAGCGAGCGGATAAAGGTGTAGTCCTCGCCCCTTTCTCCCTCGCGGAAGCGGCGGTCCAGAAACAGCCGCTTGATCCACGCGTGCCCCACGCCGCCGGGGTTGCAGGTGTAATAGATCCGCTTGGGAAAAGCGTTGACGCCGCGGACGCAGGCCTTGAGCCGATCCATGCGCTCCTCGGGCTGCTGGGTGGCCTCGTCGACGAACAGCACGTCCACCTCCGTGCCCTGAAAGCGGTCGGCGTCACGGTCGGTCGCACAGTAGCGGAAGAGGATCACGCTCCCGTTCGGAAAGGAGATCTCCTTGCGCGCGTCGTGATAGCTCGCCAGCGCCCCACCGTCCTCCGCGCCGCAGTGCAGCAGCGCGCACAGCGGCACGATATGGTTTGCCCGCAGCTCCGGATAGGTCCGGCGCACGATCATCACCTTGATCCCGGGATACTTTTCACACAGCAGCACCGCCTTGACGCGCACCGCCCAGCTCTTGCCGCCGCCTCGCGCGCCGCCGAAGGCGACGTATTTGTGCTTTGCGGCGAAAAAGCGGCGCTGGGTCGGCGACGGCGCGGGAAGGAGCAGCTTCATGTGGCTGCCTCCTCCGCCTCGGGTGCAAATTCGATGCGCAGCGTCCGGTCTGCCGCCGCGCTCTTTTCCTCGAGCGTGCGCAGGCGGGCGCGCTGCTCGCGCTCGTCCAGCTCGGAGCGCAGCATCCGGATCTCCTTCGCGTTCTTGATCGCGCGCATCAGCTCGCCGAGCTCCCGCGCGCCGACCGCCTCCGGCCCGTCGAGGATCTCCTCGGC